AATCTGATCACCCATGTCACTGTAGTTGACTTTGCGTTCTAATCCGCCGCCTGTGAAAGTGTCATCCAACGCACCAATGTTGATGGCTGGATAAACAATGTTGCCACCACCGTCGGTGTATTTGCCCAGTTGTTGTGGAAATCCTCTACGATTGATGGTGTTGTAACAGGTAGATCCAAATTCACTGTGTGTGGCACTGGCCAGGGGAGTGGCCGCCGAACTGGACCAGTAATTGTTGAAATTTGCATTGGAAGAACTGACCTGTTGTTGGTTGCTGTTGCCTGCGGCCACTACAAAAATCACGCCGCTGGCGATGAGTTCATCGCCAGCTGTGGTCAGGTTGTTGGGCACCATTTCGCCTTTGGCTCGATTACCATCTCCAGCCGAACCCAGGTATGCCATGAACGCGGGTTTGGTTCCAGAATAGGCGACTCCGCCGCTGCCGGACGTTCCTTGTCGGAAATAATAATAACCTGTGCTGGTAATAGTGGTTCTGAATCCCCAACTGTTGGAGCTGATGGTAGGATCTCGAGTGCCGTACAAGGGATTGACGGGTTTGTTCTCATGAAATATTTTGACCACATCAAAGTAAAGATCCACGTTGAGTCCAAATCCATAGGAGCCGTAGGCATCAATCACCCACTTGTTGGCATTGTAGGCCCAGCCATAAGTTCTGCCATAGGTCAGGCCCGAGCAGGCTGTGCCGTGCTGACCTTCTGCGCCCGGTGTCTCTGCTGTGTTTGTTCCGTTGCAGTTGGCCCTGGTGTAGGTGCCAGGAATGGTCACGGTGCCGGCTCCAGCAAATTCGGCTGATCTCTGGGCGGAATTTGACCACCATGTGCGTGCTATGGATTCCACCGGCACAGTGGTACCATCCCAACGAGTGGTCAATCTAGTGGCTGGATCAGCGTTGAACCATGCAGGATCTATGTAGTAAGGACCTTCCAAGACCACGTCAAGCAGGTCACAGGTACCGTTGCCGGGCAATAGATTACCGCCAACATAGCCTGCAGGTAATTCAACACCACCGGTGGGATTGTTTTGAAATTCCACGTGTCCAAACCAGCATCCTTCGTCACCCACTATCACATCTATGTTGCGACCACCGGTGTTGTAGCCAATGGGTATGGCACTGTTGATTACTGTGCTGGTGCTTTGCCCAAACCAAGGATTGCTGTACTGGGCAGTGCGCAACAATTGATATCCGGCTCGATTGGCATCGGTGGAGTTGGGTGTGGCTGGCAATAGCCCTGAAAAATTACTGTAGTTTTTTACTGTTGAAGTGTATCTGGTATTGGAGTGTAGTTCATCGGGCCTGGGAGGATATAGGTCTGGATATTGAGATTTATCCAGATCCACAAACTTGACGTCAGGACAGGCGCTGACCAGAAGTGCTTCTTCGTCAGTCAGCAGATACACCGCTCGTGTGGGACTGTGTTCTTTTAGATCAGTACATTCAACAGATCTAGCAGGAATGTTATCATCCAAGGTGCCATCTTGTGTGAGAGCCTCATGCACATGGTCCCAGACTTGCGGCTCAGTGACTCCAACTACATAATATCGTTTTTCACTCATGAATGTTATTTAAATTAAATTACCCCAGGCCCCTGCCTCATACCCCTGGAATTTGTTTACTGTAGAGTTATAAACCATAGATCCATTGATTGCAGTCAAGTTCGCAATCTGGCCTGATGTCAAACTTGGCAATCTAAATAACCCACCACCGGTTACCTCTACAAATGTAGGTGATGATACCACTAAATTTCCAGTGGAAAAAATAGTAGGGGTGCCTGCTCCACTACCAACAAGATTGCCAACAAGATTGCCGGCAGTGACATTGCCAGATGTACTCAAACTAGTCAAAGTACCAACAGTGGCACCCGTTGGTCCAGTGGCTCCTGTACCGCTGGGACCTTGTGGTCCTTGTGGTCCTGTGGCGCCAGCACTGCCGGCTCCAGTGGCACCCGTTGGTCCAGTGGCTCCTGTACCGCTGGGACCTTGTGGTCCTTGTGGTCCTGTGGCGCCAGCACTGCCGGCTCCGCCGCTGATACCAGTTAACAATGCACCATTGCCCAAGATATAACTGCCAGTGATATTGCCCACCACTGACAATGCAGTCAAGGTGCCCAGTGTGGTTATATTTGCTTGCACATTGTCGGTCACAGTTTCGGCTGCGACTGCCAGAGTTGCTGTGGTGGCTGTGCCTGCAGCTGTGGCATAAGCAGGCACTGCATTGGCCAAGGTAGAAAAATTGGCATCTAGCTCGGCTAAAGGTATATTGCCAGTTTGGTTTGCAAAGGTATATGGAACCGCGGTCATTTATTATCCTAAAATTGTTCGTTTGGGAAACACAAGATATTTATCGTATGCTTGGCTGTTGCTGTACATGTCCACTGGAACAATAAACTGCATGCTGCCACCATCAAAGGTAGTGGGCGTGCTAGACAAAATATTATACCATTCAACATTCAGATTTAAATTGTTTTGCCAGTTGACCAAATTTAAAAAACTGTTGGTCCAAGCACTGATCACATTGCTTGTTATATCAAATGTGGTGTCTGTAGGCGGTGTTGGGTCCCACTCTTGTGTGGCTGTATCCCAGTGTAGGGTCAACAAGGAATCTAGTTCGTAGCGATCTACCTTGAAATCAACCAGATTCAGTTGATCGCCAAAACGTGTGCGTATGTTGTAGGCGATCTGTTCGCCCCTACCGGGTTTGGCATAGGCTATGACCCAGGCCGGTGTGAATCCCAGTACTCGTCCATTGGCCTGTTTGCTCAGCATCCACAGTGGCAACACATTGCCCACCTGGCCCACAGTGTCTATGACTTGATCACGCATGTTGATCAAGCTGTTGGGATATACTACAGAAATTTCTGTGCTGTCGTTTTCATTGATAGGAAATGCCAGATTAACTTGTTTGCTGACACTTTGTCCAGCATCGTTCAAAAGGTTGTCCTTGACATTGCTGTAAACCACTTCATAGATCACTTCACCTGCGGCATTTCTTGCCTGGGCCACTTGTATGTTGCCCAAGACCAAGTTTTTCCAGTAGTGATTTAGATACAGGCTGTTGTAGTAATCCGCCAAGGTGGCCGGAGTAAGTCCAAATGCATGCATGTATATTACCCGGCGGGCCACTCCAAAATTCAAATCGGTGGGTCGATAGATCAAATCTGGCGGAAACACATCGCTGCTTTGCAACAAGGAATTCAGCAAGGCACGATCATCTTCGGGCGGCATGGCCTGTACATATAGATTGTTGTAAGGAATTTGATACTCACGTATCACAGTGATACTAAATGTTTTGGTAACATTTACCACACCATTCAAACTGGTAGCTTGGACCACAAAACTAAACACCAGGTCAAACGTGGTAGGATGGCTAAGACCATTTTGTGGAGTCACATCAAAAGTGGTAGTTCCATTGTCCAGAGTAAAGGTATTAAAACTACAACGTCCGGCTATATCTCCCGAAGGCAAAAGTTGTAGACCCTGTGGTAGGCTGCTGGCACTGCCACTGAGCAATTGATATTGTAGGGCAAGTCCGCCACGATTTACGGCTTCTACATACAAGGTACTGGTAGCACCATTGACTATGGTACCCAAGTTGCTGGGTGTCAACCAGCGTATTTCTCCATTGATATCTCCGGTCACAGTCAACGAATATGAATAGGGTTCGCTGATGTAGATAGGATCATCCAGCTTGTACACTTCAATCTGGAATTCATAAACAATTTCGGTCAGGCCTAGGTCGGGAATATATCCATACAACCATCCAGATTCCGGATCCAGGGTCAGGCCAGGAACTTCGTCGCTGCTGAGAACCAAAATATAACCAATTGGATCTCCGTCGAGATCTATGCCGTCGAACTGGAAAGCAAAGAAGTTGTTGTTTTGCACAGTGCCAATGCTGCCTTGTGGTGTGAGCAGGATTGGTGTACGCACAGGAGTCACATCTGCTGTGACAAAGGTGTTGTCACTGGTCAGATTGGTATTGTCTGCAGTCATGCTGTTGCGATTGTAAACCACAATGTTGAATGTGCGTAAGTCGCTGTTGGTCCCGTCAGTGATTTCCAAAACAAATTCATAAGTGGTGGTAACTGTGGCATTTGACGAAGTGTTGGGCGCTATAAATCCAGAGATCAGACCAGAAGTGGTCAAGGTCAATCCAGGAGGTAGTTGTCCAGAGATCAGGCGTATCACAATGATTTCATCTGGATCTTCATCGGTATAGGTGATCTGCAGATCCAGAATCTGGCTGCCATCAAAGTAAGTGGCAACAGTACCAGCTGGAGTTGTAAATTTAGGTGCGTCGGGTCCCGTGACTGTGAGGGTAAAAGTACGATCAGCCAGGCGATTGACCACTTGTTGACCATTAACAGTTATTTTGGTATAAGCTCGCACTGCAAATTTACTGGTCACATCGCGATTGACTTCTTCTGGCACACCCTGCACATTGGCAATGGCACCGGGAACTCCAGCAATTAGTCCGGTGGCTTCACACTGTATACCCGGTGGCAAGCTACCGGCTATGAGTTCGTAGTAAACAGTTTCGCCCAGTGGAGCGACCTGGAGAGGAATTTGATAGAACAAGCCTTCGGCTATGGTTCCGAGACTGCCGGGCGGAGTTATCCAAACTGGCTGTGCCATGATCAATTACCAAGTTGCAATAGGACTACGATACCAAATTTCAGTTGATCCATCATATTCAGCAATGCAGATGTAAAAGTAACTGGTGTCATAGGCATACATGCCGGCTTCGTCACCAATTTCTCCCACAGTTGACAGAGGTGGACTGATCTGTACTCGGCTATAAAGTTGACTAAAATTGTTATTACACTTGATAAAAGCAGTACGAATAGGGTCGCCGGCTCCGTCATTGGGAGTAGCGCCTACAGTGATAATTTGTTGAGCCATAGATTAAGTTCCTCTGCTGGTATTTAGCAGATTTACTAGTCTATGTTAAACAGGAATTAGGTAGGACTAAAGCTGGATCCGCATCCGCAGGTGGTCACTGCTGTGGGATTTTTGATGGTAAAACTGGAGCCGTAAACATCATCTTTGTAGTCTACTTCAGCACCTTGTAGATAGCCGCCGCTCATGCTGTCTACCAGGATTTTTACTCCAGAAATTTCTAGATCCCAATCGTCTTCGTTTTGGGTTTCATCCAGGGTGAATCCGTAGCTCATTCCGCTACACCCACCGCCTTGCACAAATACTCGTAATTTTAAATCGGGATTATTTTCTTCGGCCAGGATATCCTGTATTTTGGCCACTGCGGATTCGGTCACTGTGATCATAGTCGCTCGTTGCAAACTTCCCAATCAATTATTTTCCAAATGTTGTCTAGATAGCGTTCTTTGTCCCATTGGTAGTCTGTGGCCCACACATGTTCCCACCAGTCCACTAAAACACAGATATCTGTACGCACCTGATGGTTGGGTATGGTCTTGATTGTGCCCGCAGTGCTTAGATATACCCAGCCTGAACCTTGGATTTTCATGGCTGTTTCTTTGAACGCCTGTTTGAAATCTTCATAGGTTTTGAAGTTTGCTTCTATGAGCTCTAGCACAGCACCACGAGGGCGGTTGGCACCTTTGGGCGGTCGCAGTTGTGGGAAAAATTTGTTGTGCAAGAAGTTGCCAGCACGATTGAAATTGGCGTTGCCTTCGTCGGCATTGTAGCGTTTGGCATAGCCCTTGGCTAGATGTCCGTAATGGTACTCGATACTTTCTTTGCTTAATACCGGTTCTAGATCCTGTTCGCCGTAGGGCAAGGGCGTGGTTTCCAGCTTGGCTGGTCTGGTACTGGCTTCTAATAGATCCAGATCGTAACGTATAAGATGTTGCATATGGATATTTATCTTCGGCGAGTAATGCGACCGCGGGTCAAATCGTATGGGCTGAATTCTAGCTCGACTACATCACCGCCTAGAACCTTGATGTTGTTCATACGCATTCTACCATTCAAGCTGGCCAGGACAGGTCTTTCAAAATTTTCAATTTTAACTCTATAGGTGGTGTTGGGCAAAACTTCTTGTACAACACCTTCCATTTTTATAGTTTCTTCTTTGCTCATTGATATTACTTATGATTATCTACGCATAGAACTAATATCTTTGGCTTCTTGATCTGAAAAAACTGGCACAGCATTTGACTTGTGCATGGTACCAATGCCTTTGATCTTGGTACCTGTGTAGGCCTGATCTTGATGTTTGACACAGGCCACCCAACCTGTGTCCTTGCTGGCAATATAAGGAGTTTCTCGGCCCGGCGGCGGGGTCATTTTTACAACCAGGTTGCCTTTGGGTTTGGGCGGAGGTGCGGGAGTTTTACTAAACTTGGGAGCCATTTTTTTAAAGTTGCCCAGACGTTGTTCCCATTCTTCCTTGAGCATTTCAGCACGGCGTTTGGCTTCGGCACTGGCCCACTTGCGTGGACCACGCTTTTTGCCAGTGGTGCTTAACCAGGGACCTTCTAGATGAAACGCCATGTATAATCTCCAGATCTATCATTCATACTACTATTATAACAGATCTGGAGTTTTGGGTCAACCGCTTACTTGAACAAGATCATGGCCATGATCACAGCTTGTATGGTAAAACCCATGCCAATTGTGACAATGTTCAGCATGTCTTTGAGTACCACGGCTCGGGCAAACAACAACACCAGGCCAGTCCACATGAACAGCACTATGTCCAGGTTGGGCACAGTGTCAGACAGTCCTGTGAGCAAGGCCAACAAGGTGGGTATGGTAGCACAGTGTATTACGACTACTGCCAACCAACCCAGGGTTTCAGCACTTACTTTGGGCCAGTGTTGATCTAACCAGGTTCTTACAGAATTCAATAACTCGTCTAATTTGATTATCATATTTTGTCCGCATAAAAAATGTGTCTCCCAAATTTGGCCACCTGTGGTTTACCCCATTGTGGCTTTACATAATCCGCATGAAAATACAGTGCGTTCTTGACACTGGGCAGTCGGAAACCTTCCAGTAAAACCTTCTTGGCCACTTCTTCGGCTTCTTTCCAGTGTGCTGGATAAATGG